ATGAGTTGCAGTGTACTCACCAGTTTCATTGCCAAAAGGAAGGAAGCCAAGTAAAGAATAAATTTTAAAATAATCAAGAATAGAATCAGAAAAGTTTCCAACAGGTTGAGTAAGAGTAGAAGTCAAAGCCATGGGTTTTGCAACTCCAGGTGGATGAGCAACATCGTCAATGTGATCTCGACGTGCAACAACAGTAGATCCAGTACCATGTGAATGGTGTTCAGGACCTTGAGTATGAAACTCTCTGTCTTCATCAGTGATTTGGAATCGAGTTGCAACGCGAGGAGGATCAGAAAGACGAGCATGGACAGTTGAAAAGTCAGTAGGATAAAACAGTTCCAGGTCTTCTAACCAGCACCAAACCTCGAAATTTCCGTCAACACTTTGATAACCAGTTTTATACGCCTCATTTATATTGAGGATATCTAACCGGCCAAGCATGTTGTTTGACGAAAATTCCGAAGAATTGGCACCGAGAAGAGTACCTGTATCTAGAAAACGAACGGGTTGCCAGAAAGGAACGCGAAATTCAGTAGAAGAAGTTTGAGAAATATCATGAACGACATGTGCAGTATGAAAGCCTGCAACAAGAGGATAAAGAAGTTTTTGGGCAATAGTTGAGCCATTGACAATTTCATCGGGATCGGAAGTATACATATCATTGGGCATATAAGAAATCAAATAAGCACCATTGGAAAAAGGCATAGCATTAGAAGTAACACGAAAACATAAAGTAAAACGAGCACCAGAGTAGGATTTCAATTTGTCAGCAACAGCAGGAGCAGAAAAATATTCAGAAGGCCAAAGCCAAGCATGTTTGATAGTAAGAGGAGCAGTATCTAATCTAACAGGACGTTTGAAAAAGTGTTTGAGGGATTCAATATCTTCAGTTTCTTGGATAGTCGGCACTATAGAGGCGGTAGCCATCTGAGGCGCCGCTTCACCCTGAAACGAAAGAATTGTTCGATCTACAGTTGGCGGTTCAGGAGCGCCAAGCATCCCTTCGGAAGTGGAATTGGTGGTTAAACCTAAATCACTACCAGAAACACTAGATTGAGCAGCAGTACCAACAGCAGAGCCAATAGCGCCACCGATGCCAGGAGCAACAGTGTCACCAATGACAGCGCCAATGGTTGGAAGAGCAGAAATAGCAACTTGAGAAATTCCTTGGGTCATAGAACCCAGGATGCCCTCACCAACAGATGATGAGAGAGAAGAAAGTACATTTGAAGAACTTGTAGCAATGCAAAATAATTAGTCACAAAAAGTAGCATTAAACGAAGCGTGACATCAGGTAAGATCAATAGCCTATATTTACATAAGAGCGAGGGAGTGTCACACATTGATCAATAGAAAATAAAAATAATCTACACTCATAAATTGCAATTCGGGGTTTGCTGCTGAAACACAATTACCATTTCGTTTCAGCCCTATTTACAACAACGCAATTGGATTTCCTAAAATCCAGAAAATGTTTTAAAAACGTGTAATTTCCTAAAATTACTAAAATACTCAGAGAGTGTTTACCTTCCCCTATCCAAAAGCAGTGGCATTTTTATCAGCACTTACAGATCGCTGAAAATCCATTCTCCGTCAATCGCAACCTTGCTTCTGTTAGAAAGCCAGGAAGGAATGACGGGGATAGA